TGGCTTGAAGCCTTCAATATCGACCGGCGTGCAGGTGAATTCCCAAGAGAACTCAATTGCTTCCGGAGAATCATTGACCGTAGCATACGCACGCTCAGAAGCGGACGCAAGGCAGCCATAGATCAGGTGCAGCTTATAACCGTAGCTGTCACCTTCGGCGTCGTTGCCGATGTAAGTGCGGTAACACAGACCGAATGTCGATCTCGACTGCTGGCCGATCGTGATACCTTCATCCAGATCAGCCGAGCCGTCACAGGCTTTCCACTCATCCGGGAACATATAAGCCGTGATCGTGCCGCCGAGATCCTCATTGGACATCAGCGTCAGATACTTGATGTTATCGGCATACAGCGCCGTCGGTTCTGCGCCGGACGGAGTTTCGGTCACGCCGGTCAGACCATTCCATGCGACGCCCTTGTCATAGGCTTTGCTGGTCTTGTTGAAGGGATACAGAACACCACGGTCTGTGCCGGTTTCAAACAGGCGCTCCGATACCTTGTCCCATTCAATATTGAACATATCAGTTCCTCCTCTTAAAAGTAGATTTCAAACACATCGTGATTGAGGTTGTCCTGTACATAATGGCGGGCGAAAAAAGAATAAGGAAGCATGCTGACACGGTTTACAATCTCGCTGTCCGGATCGCTGTCGATGACAGTGACCATATATCGGATTCGGCGATTATAATTTCCGTTATCAGCATGCTTGATTGCCATTTCGCTTCGCTCGTATCGAATGGCAGGATACCTCATTTGGGTGTTTCCGGGAGGCTGGAAGTAGACGTTGCCATTACCAAGAATCTCCCGAAAGATTTTTCCGAGCTCAGCCCGTCGGTCCATTCCACACACCTCCCGTAGAAAGAATCAACCGTGGATACTTGACCTCCACGGATGTGATCTTCCATTTTGCCCCCATAAAGGTGACATAGCGCATGGAATGAAAATTCTCATTGGCATACGGATCGGATACGATGCTGATCTCATTGCCGATGGTAATGTTGTCATTCACCTGCGTATTACCGTCCAGACGGCGAGTGTTGCGAATCAGATCGCCACAGTATGTACGCTCAACAATCTGCTCCTCCCAAACATCCGGACGGGTTTCAACAGTCACAGCATATCCGACGGTTCCGTAAAATTTAGCCATTTTGAATTTTCGCTCCTTACTCGGTTGCCAAGGTCAGTCCGGTCAGACCATAGGTCTTCGTTGCGGCGTCTTTGCCACTGGTAACGACAACCTTTACAGACTGCTTTGCCGTGTCAGCAATTCGCAACACGATCAATCCGTCATCATCCAGTTTGACCGCACCCTTCTTGCCGCCAACAAGCTCGACCGTAACCACTGCATCTTCCGGCTGCGGCGTTACGTGCAAAGCAAGGTAATTACCACTCTGCTCAGCGGCTACGCTGCTGAACCCTGTATAGCCTGTTACCAACTTCAGTGTGCCGGTAATTTCTTCACCGGAGATGGCGACATTTTCCTGCAAATCTGCTGCGGTTTTACCGAGCAGCTCAGTCCCACTGTCTGCAGGTTCAACCGTGAGACTCGTCAAGGGCGGTCAGTCACATCCTCTTCCAGCGCGATGAAGGACATCACGCGGGTGTTTGCACCGGAGCAGCGAGTTTCAAGCAGGCTCTTCTCCTGATTGAAGTCGATATCGAAGTCGGTGAAATGCGTGATTTCGCCGCCCTTCGTCGCGCCGAGAGAATAGTCAGCCAGATTACCCATCAGACCGAGGAGTTTCTTGGTCTTGCTGTCAGAGGTCGTGCGGGTCTTACCCTCAAACTGCTCAACCGTGATGATCTCGCCAACGTTCAGAGCAGCAGCCAGATCGCTGACCTTGTCATAAATGCGACGGCCGTTCAGATCACGGGCAAGCAGCATCACATTGACCAGATGCGGCGTGCAGTAGAAGTCCGGGGTACCAGAACCCTTATACTTCTCACGAGCGTACAGCAGAGACTGAATCACAGCTTCTGCATAAATATAATTCTCGCCGAAGTTGGCAGCAGTGTTGGTACCCTGAAGCGAAGCCTTCATACCAGCGATGTCAACATCGGCATGAATGGTGTAAAGCTCGTCATCCTGCCAGATCGGGCGGATCTTGTCTTCCGCGATCTTCCCGTCAGCACCGACCTCGCGGCCATCGCCAACCATGATCGCAGTGGCGAGTTCTTCATTCAGGTTCATACGGTCGATGTTGTAGAGGTACTGCACGACATCGAAATCCTGAATGTCGATGATGTCATCACGATCGATCTTGCTCTTGACATACACGGTCTGCGGATCGGTCGTTCTGTGGATCAGCTTGAAGTTGCCGACATCGACCTTCTTCTTACCCTTCACGTAACCCTGCGCACGCAGATCCTCAATGTTGCGAAGATCAGCCTGACGGGTGCGGATACGGGAGATCGGGCTCTTATGAACCTTCTTCAGAACCTTCTGGATCCAGCCCTGATCGGTCGTGAGCATTTCAGGTGCGCCCGGACGAACATCCTTGTATTCCGGGAACAGCTGGCTGATGTTCTCGATGCCATGCGCCAGAACACTGTCCGGATTCTGCTCAGCAAACAGATCCATCGCGTGCTGCAGGCTACCGACATTGCTGGCCTTTGCCAGATTGATGATTGCGGTCTGATCGGTATAAGAGAGGACGTTCGCCTCATCCTGCCGATCGTTGTCAAAGACATTATGCTTCATAGTGTTGTCCTCCTCGTTGTTATCGGATTTTTTGGTTTCTTCGCCGGCGGCATATGCTTCGCCGACCAATGCGTACATGACGTTTCTCTGCTTCTCACTCATGGATTTAACGACGTCCTGCACAGTTTCCGCATCGTCTTTCTTGTCCTCTTCAGACGAATCGGTCTTTTCTTCATCAGCGTGCTGCAGTTCATCATCTTCGGAATCCTCATTCACGTCTGCATGAGCAAGTTGAATATTATCTTTGCCCAGCACAAACAGGATCTCGGCTTCCTGATTTGCCCCGTCATCATGCTGCATGACAGAATCAATGTACGCGCCGGGATTTGCCCCGGCCAGAACGAGACTCAGCTCACGGATCACACCGTGAACCACATTAGCTCCGTTCTGCACAAGATCGTTGGCCCAAATAGACAATGCACATACATCGCCATTATCGACCAGCTTCTTACCGGCACGGCCGGAGTCAGTGTCATTGAAATAACCATAGGCATATACGCCATCTGCTCGATTTTCGAGATAGGCGTGCCCGAGAACATTCGTGACACTGTTGTGCTGATGCCCCCAACACTTTCTCGCCATCCTGCTCCTTAAAGGCATCAGGCATAATCACACGCTTGTCCCTGCATGTGAGATTGGCTTTCGTGGCATAGCCATGAAAGTCACAATCGGGATATTTCAGTTTCATTCTACCGATTGTTCCTCCTTTGACTTCTGTTCAGAGTTACCATTTTGATTTTCTTCCTCATCTTTCAGTAATACTTGCTCCGCATCAGACTGGTTGATGTTGCTGTTACGGAGCTCGTCAGCTCGCGGATCATCAGACGGCTTCATACCGATAACGGAACGAATCTCATTCGAGCTCATGATCTCATTGCGGGTAAACTTGTCCGCAATTTCTGCGATCTGAGAGACCGGTGCAAGCTTGAATGGATCACGGAAGAAGGAAATCGCCTGCTTCTGTGTGCGTGCAGTCTTTGTAAGAAACGTTCGCGTCATCTCATCGGCGATGGCTGCCAGAATTGGCTCCACCGTCCGGTTGTGATAGTTCAGCATCGTTTCCTCGTTGGCAGTGCCATCCATAACGCTCTCCGTAATACCAAGCTGGGAATACAGCATCTTTGTCAGATACTCGATCTGGCTCATCAGATTGTTCTCTACGCCGCGATTGAGCTGTGTGATATGCTCTGTACCATCGGTATAGGCGATGCCATACTTCGAGCCGGAGAGCTGCTGCTCAATGTCTCTTCGACGCTGTTCAGCCTGTTCCTTCCGAGCTTGAGACTTGATGACATAAGGGAGCTGAATAATCAGATCCAGTTTTCCGGAACCGCTCTGTTCATCGATCGCGTCCAGAATGTTCAGCTTGCGGATCAAGCGCTGCATCGTGGAGTTCGGTTCGTTCATGACTGCGAACAGAGGATTTTCCATAATCGCTGTGTATTTCTTTGCCACAACAACCTCTTTAAATCGTCCAGTTGTCTCGTTATAAAGCCGGACTCGTACGTGCTGAGGCATCCATTCCAGAATCTTTCCGGTTCGCAGCGAATAGATTTTGTAGCTGTTATTCTCATCCGGGTCAAAATCTGCTTCGACCGGGACAACGGCCACACATCCTTCATCCAGCATCGACATTACGATGTCCTGCCGCAGTGCTCGTCCCGTCTGGTCAATATTTGCTTCAACAGTCAAACATTGATGCAGGGTGTCGTCGATGTATTCCAGAAAATGACCATTTTCATCTACCCGAGCATGAACAAGGCTGATCGCCGAAACATCCAATGCAATGCGGTTGCAAATGGCTGTCACAATCGATCGCTCATGCCCTCGTGTCATACGGATCCGGTCAGGCCGATACCCATAGCTGGAACCGGAATAGGTCACCCCCTGATAGCTTGTGGGATCTCGATTCATAAAAATATTCCAAGCTCGTTTGAACTTGGAACCAATCGTTTCTTTCATTGAACGTTCATCACCTCCTAGATGTAGTGATAAAACTTGACATATAACACGAAATAGCGTATGATGCGGATAGAAGAACAACTTAACGAAGATATAGACAACTTGTTTTGCTTGTTTGAAAATCTGGAAGAAAGGAGTTTAGGTTTGAACAAAATCAGATACAAAGATTATGAATTATCAGCATCGAACTATACGGTAACCATAATCGGACTTATGTTCTGCTATTGTGTTCATAAGTTATGCGACTTCGCCAAACACAGCAGCATAAACCTCGAGTGCAAAGATTTGTGCATTCATGTAACGCCATTACTGAATGCTAAATAGCGCTCAGACATATCGCCCTAACGACCAAGCAAAACTGAATATGAAATTTATAGACATAACTGTCTTTACAATAAATTGATGACGAAAAGCGGAGGCCCTGTAGACAATCAGAGTCTCCGTATTGCTGTGTCGTCTATACCTTCATTAAGTTGTTCTTCACTTTTTCTACTATTTATGTCATATCAACGGACTTCTTCTTATAGGCAATCCGTCCAGAAGACCAGATGCCGTTTTTCAGCTGGCTCATATCGTAGTTCGGAGTCGCGAGTGCCATATGAACACCAAGTTCTCCTCGCTTCGCTACAAACTGCACGACCTTGCCAGAAGGCGCTCGCAGATCTGTTACAGCAGTATTCATCAGTTCAGCCATCCGACGATTATAAGAATTGATCGCCGTATTACTGATTCGTCCGCGTGAATTATAAGAAGAGGCGTCGCGAAGCAGTTGATTTCCATACTCATCCAGCTCTCCCGACACCTTTTTGCGTGCATTTTTTACGATCTTGTCATAGTTCTTCTTGGCCCACTTATTGTCCTTTTTGTCAAGCCGTCTCTGACCGGCAGGGGTAAGTGAACCGTCTGGATTCTGGTAGCGCCGTACGCCCCATTTCATACCGATGATCCCATGATGGGATAAATAAACGTCCATAGCGTCACCACCTTTACTCAAATGCGTCTTTATTATGCTTATAAGCAATATAGGCATCCATCATTGCTGCAACAGAGTCGATCTTTTCATCGTGTCTCTTTTTCAGCAGTTTCCGGTTGCCGTTCGTATCCTCCAGAGTGATACAGTTGCCCATCGTAAATGTCATCAGCTGTTCATCAAAGATCAGGCTGCGCTGCTCAGCAAGTGTTTTCAGTTCACCTAGAGGGACAGACTCAGTCTTTGCGCCCTGAATAACCTTTTCAATTCCGAATGGACCGTTCTCCCGCGCCCAGCGCTCGACAAAGCTTTGCGCGTTATAAGGGTCATATCCGAAGCAGCGTACATCGTATCCGGTCTGAATAATATGCTCATCCAGATCATCGTAAACAATATCCAGATCGAGGACACTGCCTTCCAGTACGATCAGGCTGCCTTCTTTCATGAACTCCTCATATTTATTCCGCATGGCAAGCGGCAGCTTTGAAAGTGTCACGTCGGTGATATAGCACCGCGTTTTCACGCCAAAGCTCTCTCCGCCAAGAGGAAACAGGAAGGTAAATGCACAGAAGTCGTCGCCTCTGGAAAGGTCTGCGCCCAAAGCACATGGCATCTGCCAGAAAGAATGCATCTTATGCGGAATCGTCTCTTCATAAGCAAAGTAATAAGTATAGCCCTCCATCGGGATACCGAATCGTTTGGCAAGAATATCATTTCTTGCAGCAGGTGCTTTTTCGGCACGTTCCACGTCCAGCTGATATGTTTCGTAGCTCACCGTTTTACCGATATTCGGATTACACTTCAGCCACATATCGGGGTTTCCAACTTCATCAATGGAATCCAATCGATACCACCAGATAGAGACGTGGGGATTCGGATAATCACCCTTCAGGATGTTCATAAGCTCCATTTTGATCGTGTCGCCGGCACCATTACGGACTGTACCCTCCGAACTGGTGGCAACGATCAGATAATCGTCAACCTTGGAAGCACCCTGTTCGATTGCGCCGATCACATCTTCCCGAATATCGCCGGAGAGCCATTCGTCAACCGTGGCAACCTTGCAGCGGAGACCTTGAAGCTTATTGATGCTCATCGGACGAACCTCAATGAGAGATCCTGTCAGGAAGTTTTCAATTCCCTTTTTCGTAGATGCCAGTTTGACACGGTCAGCACGGTTGCCGGTCGTATTCTGCAAAGAGCCAAATGTCAAAAACTTAAACAAAGGCCCGCGGCTTCTGGTAATGGCAGTCCGAAGTGGAGACATTACCTCTTCCGCAAGCTTCATCGTCGGGGCAGTTGTAATCTGATGTGTTGTGCTGGTATCAACATTTTGGAAAAAGGATTGCAGGCAGGAATCATATACTGATTTTGCAGCACCTCGCCCAACGATCAAATACTGCTTATTTACAAGTCTTTTCTTGATAACTTTTCTTTCGTAGTGACCGCCGTGTCCATCCGGATTTGGAACATATACGCTGCGTTCAACGAAGTAATACCAGCCAAAGATCTGCTCGCCCCAGAGTTTGAACGAATCCAGAAGATTCAAATCAGATCCGTCAGTCAGTGTCAGTTCACTCTCACAGTATTTCACCCAGCCTTCTACGGCTTCATCATCGTAATAAACACCCGGATGTGCAATCAATTCATCGATACGGTTCATCTCCATCGCGACTTCCCGACATACGGGAATCTCGTCGCGCAGAACAGCATCGCGAAACTGACCGTAATAAATCGGGGTTGCAGTGTTAGATAGAGACATACTTTTCACCTTTAGGGACTTTGTAACTTTCTCAGTGCATTCTCCGTAGATGCCCGTTTTAACATGGCAGCCAATGCCTTATCGCCAACCTTGCTCAGATCCGCAGCATCATATTTGGTGATCGTATCCGATTCTTTTTCATCGAACACTTTCTTCACCAGTTTTTCGATACCTTTCTGTGCAAAGTTGCGGACAGCCTGCTCTGCCAAATCATTCACAAGCTTATGGACTCGCTGATTCTTCTGCGGATTCCGCTTTGCCATTGCCGCATTGTACTGGTCTTCCATGTTAATACGGTTCAGTCTGGAGCGAAGTTCTTCGTCACTCATCTCATGAACGCTCTTGCTGGACGTATCTGTTTTCTTACCGGTGCTGGAATTCTGAGAATCAGTCCCAGCATCTCCATCCGTCGAATATCGTTTCTTTCCAGCGTTTGTCAAGGTCCCATCTTTATTCTGGTAACGTCGTACGCCCCATTTCATACCGATGATCCCATGATGCTCAAGATGATTATCCATTTTGAATTTCACCACCTTATTTGGTTTATGTTGCCGGATCTACGGCTACATTGAGCCGCCATTCCAGCTGACTGATCTCCTTGTTCATTGCTTCCAAGACAGAGCTTGTCAACGGAGGGTCGAAGATCACTCGCACTTTCAGTGTGATGTAGGTCTTCACCATATTCAGGATGTAGTTGTCAGCAATGTAGCTGCTCCAGCTTTGGGTTTCATCTGTCACGATAAAACCATTCTCCGGACCTACGCCTAACTGGTTTAAGATCGAGAAGCAAGCATTGATGTGAACAAGCAGATCAGTATCGAAGTGATCTGCATATGGATCTCCGCAGACCAACTTCCGGATTGTCATAAGAATGCTATCCTGCATGACAAGCTCCTTTACTGAGATTTCTTCCAAGGGCACGTATCATTTGGTTTTCTCTCCGGTGGAAGGTCAACCAATAATGATGCGTCGCCATAGTGAATTGCCTTGTGTGTACGGTCACGAACACAAACTACATTTTCCAATGCAAAGATACACGGATCGCGATTCAGAATGTCATCGTAGGTGATCGGATTCAGATGGTGAATGATGATCGGCTCAAAGATCTCGTAACCTTCACAAGCCAGATCGCGTCCGCTATCTCGGATGATAACTCGATCACGGAATTGTTTCCATTCGGGCGAATGATAAAGCGCCTGATTCAAATATCGACGCCATCCGAAATTTTCATAGCCGACGCCATTCCCGATAAACAGATAATCAAACCGTTCCCGAAAGGTCGGAAGCTGAATAAGTTCGGAATAGCATTTATTCATCCCCATCAGACCTCCTGCCTTGGTAATCAGACATTGCAGCCATTGCATCAGCATAAAGCGCTTTCAACTCTTGCATCGAGTCGAGGTTCTTCGTCTTCGCTGCGATCAATTCTTTCTGCAATTCAAGAATTTCCAACTCTTTGCGTTCCCGCGCTGAACCGAGTTTTAAGAAATGTGTTGTCTCCTGCGAAGATGCAGTACCTTCCAGAAGACGTTTTTCTACCAGATTGTAAGCCAGCGCAATCAGCTGATTGTCACGAGCCTCTGGTGAAATAGCCGGTCTGATCTTCCGAGGAGAACTGGAAGAGTCCGGTGTTTTTGCTTTACTCATTCGCTGTCTCCTTTCTATAAAGTCAGGCGAGCTTCGTTGTACTGAGCATCGTCCGAACTACGATTCCGGGAACCCCGGCAATCGTCAGCTCAAGCTTCGGCGTGAGTCCCAAACTAAAGATTCGATCAAATGCTGGGACGCAAGACGGAATTGTATAATACTTGTTCTTCTCAACAGAGATGTGCGCTCGTGAAGAAGGGAGCGCATGTCCGTCCAGCAGCATCCGAACCGTCACTGCACCGTCTTCCCGCGGAACAAACACAACAGACGCATCAGCTCGATAGAGTCCTTTTCGTTTGATTCTGTGATAGGACTCTGATAACTCAAGTGCCGTGCCGCTTTGATAGACAGCGTAGCCCAAAAGAAGTGATTCTTCATTCGCTGTATCGATAACCTGACCGGCATCATCGACAGACACAAGTACAGATTTACGAAACTGCTCATTTACATTACTGTTACAGTTCATAGGATCCTCCAAAATAGAAAAACGGGCCTCCGAGATGGTCTCAGAAGCCCGATCAAAAAATGTCAGTGG